CCGATAGAGACATCTTCTGTATATCCGCAGGTGATCGTTCCAGCTACATACCGATACTTATCCCCCTCGTACACTTCACGGAAGTGCGAATGTGTAGAAGGGAATAGACGGGCAAGACCCCGGTCTTTGAGCTTCTACGTAAATGAAAGCATTGCCATAACGCGCGGCGGGCTTCGGCCTAGTGCTGACCACCGCCGCTGCTCGGCAAACCTATGACTTATATCAACCTTAAAGTGAGCCCAATGGAGAACTGTATCTACCGGGACAAACACGCCTGGAGATATAGGACGCGTATATCGCAAACGTGCCAAGTCTGTACCAAGACGCGGGAAATGCCAGTGCAGTTTATTTTTCCAAAGAAGTATGAAGACATGCGACGTGTGTGCTAAAGGAATACCCCTTAGTAATGTTTTTTACGGCTTCGGCAAAATACTGTGCTCTACTGATTGTTTTCACGAGGCACGAAAAACCTACAAGCCAGTCACGTTTAATCGCGGCGGCGGCGTTGGTAAGGACAGAATCGTTTTATAGCTATGTCTGAGGCCCCAAACCCAAACGGTGCGAATCAATTTCAATTAGACCCCCGACAGCTACTCTGTTGGAATCTTTATGTTAGCCCAAGATCGGCGACGTTCGGCAACGCTAAGCAGAGCGCTATTAAAGCAGGCTATGAGGAGGATTATGGGGATCAGATCACTTCTTCCGAATGGTTCAAGCGCAAGTACAGGCGCATGAATATGGTCGCTAAGGGGGAGAAAGTGCTGGAAGAAACCCTGGACATGGATTGCAACGTCCCAATCATTTCTATGTTTGGCCCGGTTATAGATAAAGAGACGAAACAGCCATACATGAAAGTAGATACAGGCATTTTGAAAATTAAACAGGATAGCGCCAAGTTCGTCACTTCGACGCTTGGGAAGGCCGAAGGCTATACCACGCGTACCGAGGTTACTGGCGCAGACGGAGAGGAACTCAAGATCACTATCGTGAACTATGGAGATAAGCCTGCCGTATAAATTCGACCCGCGTCCTTATCAGATCCCGCTTTTCCGGGCTGTAGATAATGGTTTCAAGCGTCTTATCCAGATTTGGCATCGCCGCTCGGGTAAAGAGAAGTCCGCTTTGAATATCATGGCTAAGGGAATGCTGAACCGCGTCGGTGCTTATTACTACATTTTCCCAACTTACTCCCAAGGCAATCGCGTGCTGTGGGAAGGACGCGACAAAGAAGGCTTCAAGTTTATCGACCATATTCCAAAAGAGTTACGCGTACGTACAGATCAGACAAAGATGCTCATTGAGCTCAGAAACGGTAGCACCTTCCAAATTATCGGCTCAGATAAAATCGACTCAATCGTTGGAGCTAACCCCGTGGGTGTTGTTTTCTCGGAGTTCTCTTTGCAAAACCCGCAAGCCTGGGATTACATCCGACCAATCCTCGCAGAGAATGGCGGCTGGGCGATCTTTAACTATACGCCCCGTGGGAAGAATCACGCTTTTGACCTTCTCGAATACGCAAAGACTGATCCTACATGGTTCTGGGAGGTCATTACCGTCGACGACACGGCCGCAATCTCAAAAGAGGTACTAGAGCAGGAAAGAAAGGAAATCGTGGCTAAGAACGGGGACGATGCAATTTTTCAGCAAGAATACTATTGTTCGTTTGAGGCGAGCGTACAGGGTAGCTATTACGGCCGACAGCTTGCGGAAGCATTAGAGCAAGGCCGCATCAAAGCAGTCCCTTACGACCCCGCCGCACGAGTCGACACCTGGTGGGACTTGGGGATCGGGGACGCTATGTCTATCTGGTTCACTCAAAGTATCGGCCGCGAAGTCCACGTTATTGATTACGAGTCGAATGAGGGGGAGGGTATCCCTTACTACATGGCGATCCTTCAACATAAAGGCTATGTCTACGGTGAGCATTACTGGCCTCACGACGGCCGCCAGCGGGAGCTTACAACTGGGGTGAGCAGACAGGCAACGGCGGAAAAGCTCGGATTAAAACCGATTAACATAGTGCAGCAACTGAGCCGTGACGAGGGAATCCAGGCGTCTCGCCTTCTGCTTCCTCGGTGCTGGTTTGACTCCGAGAAATGCAAAAAGGGGATCGACGCTCTCAAGAGCTATCACAAGGAGTATGACGAGGTGCGAAAGACCTACAAAGACCAACCAGAGCATGACTGGTCAAGTCACGGGGCAGACGCATTCCGCTACTTAGCAGTCGGGCACGGCCAGTATAAAGACGTAGCACCGGTACAACCAAAACGACACAAATCTAATACTCAGATGACTAAATGGGGCTAATATGTTAACTAAAGAATTTGCAGACAAAATTACAGCCGTAGCATCATTGCAGGTCAATGAAGGATTGAAAGCTAAGAGTAAGCGAATGAATATCGTTGTCGAGATTAATAATCTTTACAATAACAAAACACTGGATATTAATCCGTTGTTTATAAATATCCCCTTCCCTATTCTCGCCGGCCAGATTGACTTGCTTTATTCAAAGATCGACAATGCTCCGGCCTTAGAATTTAAGGTACCCAACAAAGCCTCGTTGTCGAGTAAGGTCAAATCCGCATGGACTCAAGAAAGCTCGAGCACTCGAGCCGGCTGGCGTCATAAGGATCGGGCAGAAAAGAAGTTCGCTATGCTTTCAGGCCGTGCGGTCGCGAAGATATACGCCTCAAGCATGAACAACAAATATCAATCCCACTACGATATTGTCGATATCTACTCGTTTATTGCAGATCCTACCCGGGGCCAATTAGAAGAGGGCAACTATCACGGCGAGACTGACATTTTCAAAACACAGTCGTCCCTTGATCTGGGTGTTAAGGCTGGCATCTACGATGCGGGACAGGTGGCTAAACTAGCTACAGAAGAGACGCCTCGAGACGGCGATTCTCAGGTGATGGCTAACAAGTTCGACCGCTTGAAGGCGCTCGGTATAGACGTCGAGACTACTTCGTTCTCTGGCCAAAAGGGGGCTAACCTGACGGAGTGGATCACACGCTATGACGGCACTTGGTACTATCTTCTATTCGAGCCACAACGCAGCATATGGATTCGTGCCGAGAAGTTGCAAGACGTTTTTGATAACGGCAAAACTCCATACGTGTCTTGGGCTACTCACTACGATGAATTCAACTTCTGGTCTAAAGGCCCAGCAGACGACTACTACCCTATTGCTGAAGCGATCCGAATGGTCTTGAACAACGCTTTAGAGAACGAGAAGCGCAGACTGCGCCCGATGCGTATCGTTGACTCAGGTAGTCTCGTTGACGTTAATGAGCTCCAGGATTACATACCAGACAACGTGATCCTGCGCGTCCCAGGCAAAGACCCCAATATCTACACTGTAGAGACTCCAGAGATCACAACGACTATTAATCTGGTCGAATTCCTGGACGGCATGATTCAAAGCAAGAGCGGCGTATCCGAGCCAGGAATATCAGAGTCAGATCCAAAAGTCGGCGTCTACTACGGCCGACTACAGCAGGAAGCCGACCGTATCGGAGTTATCAATAAAGAATATTCGGAAAGCTACGCGCACAAAGGCTATCGTTTCTTCTGGGGGCTTAAGCAGCACCTAACGAGTGCNAANCANGTCGAAATGCTCGGCAAGGGCGGAATAAAGCTACAGGAATTGAGCCGATTCGACTTTAAGGACGTTGATGATGTTGATGATGTTGTCGTGTCTGGCGGATCACAGGAAGCAGAAAACACTGCGGTAGACATTGAGCGCAAGATGAAGATCATCACCGAACTTACGGGCACGTTCGCAGACCAGATCAATCCTGTATGGGCTATCCGCACGAGCCTAGAACTTGGTGGTTTTGATGACGACGCTATCTCGGAAGCTTTAGACAAAGAGAGCTCGCTCAATCGTGAGCTTATCCAAGAAGCTGACCAGGCTATCCAGGACATTCTTCTGCACAACACGCCAGATCTCAACATGGATGCAGATACAACATTCGCTAATCGTATCGTCGACTATGTCAGAACAGATCTCAACTATGTGCAGTTGGACAAGGATGGCAATGAGTCGGGCATAGACGAAAAGAAAAAGAAGCAATCAGATCGTCTCCTGGCATATGTCAAAGCGCACGAGTCGACCATTACGGCCAACATGGCCCGCAAGCAGCGCAAAGCAGAGCTTGCAGCTATGGCCACAGCTCCACAGGGTGAGGCCGCGCCAGAGGCAGGCGGTGCAGTGCAATTCCCAGATGTAACAAACGCGGAGCAGGATGCCGAGCTAGCCCGTCCATTTGAGGGGGGAGGCTCAGGAACCCCACAAGCTACGGCAGCAGCGTCTCAAGCTATTTCAGGGGCACTCGGAGGCTAGTCTATGAATCTACAAGATCAAAAAGAAAAAAGGCCGGATCTTGAGACGCGTCTCACAAGCATGGAGAACAGGTCTAAGCTTGCCGAGGCTCTCATTGATCTAAAGGGGCATCCAGGAGTCATTCTGCTCGTCAATGAATTAAACACTGATATCGAGACCATAAACAATAAGCTCATGTATAGCCGCATGAGCGACAAGGAGCGCGATATGCTCTTTGTGCAACGCGAATATTGCCAATGGCTACAATCGCGTTTTGGCCATGCCGAAGCGGCAATCGTCAGCATTACGAAATACATAAACAATTTATGACAAAAGAAGAATTACAGAAGGCCCTAACTGATAAGGGCATCAAGTTTGTCAAGAGTCTAACTGTAGCGAAGCTCCAGATACTTCTTGATGGGCAGACACCTGTCGCCCCTCAGGCCATTGCCCCCTTGCAGAAGACAGAAGAGGAGATAGCCGCTATCACTTTGTCTCTCTTAGGAAAGGGTGTGAAGCCACTAGATCTCGTCCTCAATACCTTAACAACCCGAGTTGATGGCGAAGTACAAACTTCGGCGGGTATCATTATCCCCCCGCAGGTGATGGTAAAAGTGCAACAGACACAATGGGTATACAGCTCTTGCCGATCTGGGGATATGTGTACTATCTTGCGCGTGGCAAGTAGCGGGTACAAGGAAACCGTTCGCGTTTATTCCAAAGACATACACGGGCAAGACTTTGAAACCTTAGCTAAGAAGTTCGTAGAGAAAAACAACGGCTAGACAGAAGTTCCTTACAACACAATTAAACAATGACGTTACTTTGGGGGCACAGCGCTGGCCTCTAAGGGGTTTTCGTCATTGTTTTCCCCCTTAGCACCAGCTCCGTACTCCCAAAGTACGGAGTTTTTTTGTTAGAGCGTGGACGCGCGTTATAAACCTTTTTAGTTCTTGGGGCAGAACCGAACAGCCACCCAGTGCAGTAAAGCACTAATCAAATCTTTTTCTATGTCGGAAGACGAGAATGTCCAAGATCAGGACGCAAACGATCAAGTAGATGAAACTACTGAACAAACAACGGAAGTCACTACTGAGACGGTAGCCGAGGAAACTACGGCTCCAGATACAGTTGAGACAAAGGCAGATGAGCATGCACCTGTAGAAAGACCAGCCTGGTCAATGCCGGTTGCTAAAGCTCAAGAAGAAAAGCGACGCGCCGTTGAGAAGGCGAAGGAAGAGGCCAAAGCTGAATCCGACACCGAGATCAAGCGCATTCGTGAGGAGTATGAGCAAAAAACAGTCCAACGTGCACCCGCCGAAGCTGACGCTATCCAAAGATACGCAGAAGAGCACGGGCTCGACCCAGAGGCCGCTCGCGGACTTGTAGACATAGTCTCAAAATCAATAGCTCCAAATCTCTCCAAATACGACAAGTTGATCGAGCAGCAAGAGATATCTGCCCACAAGCAGAAAGTCTCCGATGAGATCAACGCAAAAGTTTTGCCACTTATTCAAAGAGACTACCCCAATGCTACGCCCCAGCATATCGCTGAGGTAAAAGCGCGGATCGAGGAACTAGCCTTTTCTGAAGGCTTTAACCAATACCGCCTAGAAGATATCTACCGTGTGAAGCAGGACGAATTCGCGTTTAAGAACGGTTACTCAGCAGAACCATCAGGCGGCAGGTCATCAGAAATTGTTGACTTCTCGAAGATGACCGATGCAGAGGAACACGCCTTATCCGATAGTAACCCAGCCCAATACGAGAAGTATCTCAAAGAAATGAGCAAAAAGGATAGTCGTTATATAGATTAATAATCAGCCAGTATGCCTAATACACATGTTTTTGAGACAAAAATGAGCGACCGCATGCAGGTTACTCGTTACTCAGTTCCAGTTTACGCAGCCCAAGCCTCCTTTGAAGAGCGCGCAAAGCTTGTAGACGGTCAGTCAGTTACCCGCCCTTCTGTAAGTCGCTTCTTTGACCAGGACTATACACGCGGCGTAGACATGGTAATTCCAGACCGAACCGAAACCAATGAAACCTTGACCGTAACCACAGCGAAGTCGGTACCTTTCGCAATTGACGACTTAGACGCACTACAGTCCAATTTCAAGCTCATGAATGAGTACTCAGGCCGTGCAATGCGCGCTCTGAACAAGTCCATCGATGCCGACTATTTGTCTGAGGTTGTTAGTGCCACTTCTTCAGTTGATGCCTCCGATTTTGGCGGTGCTGCCGGAGCTGGTATTACAGTCGACGCGACAAACGTATTGAAAATCTTCCCTGCTGCTAACCGTAAGCTTGAAAACTTGGACGTAATGATCCAAGGCGGTGTTGATCCTCGTGCAGAAGGTGGCAACATGAAACCAGGCGGTAAAGCCGGGTTTGCTAACATGACCCCTTACTTCAAGGAACAGTTGAGCTATTCCCTCTCAGGTCGTGAGACTTCTGACGGCGATATGATCGGTAAGAATGGCTACTCAAGCCATTACTTCGGCTTCGATACCTTCGTGACGACTAACGGTTACTGGACTGGAACCTTAACAGTAGCCACACAGCCAACAGACGGCGACACAGTAACAGTCAACGGTGTCGTTTTCACATTCAAGACAACTCTCGGCGTAACAGCTGGAAATGTTTTGATTGGTGCTTCTGCCGATACTGCCGCCACTAACCTCGCTGCTTTGGTAAACGCCCCTAGCGTCACCACAGTTCAGGGCGTTGCTCTTTCTGCTGCCAACCAGAACCTTATGCGTCGCATCTCGGCAACTGCCGTGAACGCTTCTGACGTTGTTAACTTCATCGCCAAGGGTTACCCATACATCGTTGTAAGCGAGACTCTGACAGCCGCTGCCGACATTTGGTCATTGCGTATCTCAAACAACATGTTCGGCCAAAAGGGTGCCGTGGATATGGTTGTCCAGATTAAGCCTACAGTAAAGGTTTCTGACATCCCTCTCCAGATTGGTAACTACGTTAAGCCTCACACTCTCTACGGAAAAAAGACCTTCGCAGAAGGCGCTTCCGCCTTGGTAAACGTGAAGATCGATTCAAGCTCTTGGGTTTAACCGATAGCTAATCAGGGGAGCTAAACACTCCCCTATTAAGCAAATAATCTATGCCAAGAATCCAAAATCGCGACATCGAGATGTCTGGTGCAAAGATGGTATCCAATAACGTCACAGTTATGGATTTCTCAACTTCTACCCCAACATTCGGGACTCGCATCGTTTCCACAAGCCCAACAGCCGGCATCGGCTACGCAACGGGTGCAGGTGGAACAGTTACTCAGGCAACGAGCAAAGCAACTGGAGCGACCCTATCCAGAGTATCTGGAGCCATCACTATGAACGCTGCTTCTCTTGCTGCTGGCGCGATCGTGAGTTTTGTACTTACGAACACCGCCGTAGCCGCTGGCGACGTTCTCGTTCTGAACCATATTTCAGGTGGAACGGTCGGCTCTTATACCTTGAACGCTCAATGTGCCGCAGGATCAGCAACGATTAACGTCCGCAACAACACCGCTGGTGCTCTTGCTGAAGCGATTGTTATTGAGTTCGCGCTCATCAGGGCTGCCAACGCTTAGTGTCCTTCCTCTCGGCCTTATGGGCTGAGGGATAAGCATATTATCTATGATCGGATCAGCAATTATCACTAAGTTCAGAGAGATGGTTCAAGATGGCCTAGATTCGGACTATGAGTTGCAGCTTCTAAACGATGCCAAGGACGAGGTAGAAGCGATGATTGAATGGGAGCAACTTGTTACGGAGCAGTCATATAGCGTGCCTGAGGGCTATACGTTCACCACCGCGCTCGGTGTTCTACCAACACGTCTCGCCTTGCCTATCCGATTAGTAGAGGGCACATCTTATCTCGAATACGACAAGGTTGATTTTTCTGAC